TATTAGCTCAATACGCATCACTGGCAAAAGAGGCTAGGAAATCAGGGCAGTTAACAGTTGCTTTGGGCTGTATAAATTCAATGGCAAAGGTCGGTCAGGTGATGTCTTGAGCATACTAAACAGAGAAGGATCAGTATTAGATCATGTTGGCAGTAGATATGTTGATATTGATACTGATGAATTATTGGAAAGGATTAGAAATGACTTACACCCACAGCAACAACAGTTCTTTGATAATCAGAATGAAATAGTTGGCCTTTCTGCTGGATATGGTGCTGGTAAGACAAGAGCTTTGTGTAGTGTAGCTGTAAAGCTTGCAGCCCAAAACATAGGATTTATTGGTGCTGTTATGGAGCCAACACAACCGCTTTTGAGAGATATTTGGCAAACAGACTTTGAGTTGTTCCTTGAGCAATATGAAATTCCTTATACCTTTAGAGCTTCACCGCTTCCCGAGTACCTTTTGCATTTCAAGGAGGGAGATTCAAAATTATTATGTAGGTCGTTCGAGAACTGGTCAAGAATTATTGGATTGAACTTGAGCCATGTTCTTGTAGATGAGATAGACGTTGTTAGTCCAGCTATTGCAGACAAAGCTTTCCCAAAAATACTAGGACGACTAAGGGCTGGTAATGTCCGCCAGTTTTGTGCAGCCAGTACACCAGAGGGATTTCGCTGGTTATATAACACCTTTGGTACAGACGAAGCAAAGGAGCGAACCGATAGGCAGCTAATCAAGATGAGGACTCAGGACAACCCACACTTGCCTAGTGACTTCATTGAACGTATGCAAAGCAACTATGACCCATCAATGTTGCAAGCTTACCTCAATGGAGAGTTTATTAATTTAACTACTGGGCAAGTATATGATCGCTTCACCAGAGAAAACAATGTCACGTATATCAAGCCTGATATAGGACTAGAGCCATTAAGAGTGGGCATGGACTTCAACATAGGCAACATGAACGCAGTGATAGGCATTGTACAAAATCAAAAATTGTTAATATTTGATGAGATTAGTGGCAGTCACGATACAGATAGCATTGCCCAAGAGATCAAAGCCAGATACCCTATGAATAAGATTTACATATACCCAGATGCTAGTGGAGGAAACAGGAGTACAAACAGTTCGCAAACTGATATTGCCATACTTGAGGGATATGGTTTCAGTAATCAAAGCCCACGTTCCAACCCACCAGTCAGAGACAGGATTTCTTCCGTACAGGCTTTACTATGTAACGGCAAAGGGGAAAGCCGTTTACAAATCCATGCCAGTTGCAGAAAGCTAATTGAATCAATGGAACTTCAGTCATACACAGAAAAGGGAGAACCAGATAAAGAGTCTGGCTATGACCATATGGCTGATGCTTTAGGTTATCTTGTATGGCGTGAGTTCAATCCATTATTTGCTAGGTCGGGCAAAGCTACAGGGATTAGAATATATTAAGAACATGATAATATTGAGGAAAAACTGTGTATAGCTCACTAAATGTTTACAATCAGCCTATAACACAAGCTGCTACCACAGTTGCAAGCCCTAATGCTGCTTATCAGAGAATGAGTCAGTTCTGGGATTTGATAACAGATTTGAAGGAAGGTACATATAAGATTAGAAGTGAACATAGAAAGTATCTGCCACAGGAAGCAAGAGAAACAGACGATAGTTATGACGTAAGGCTTAGTAGATCTACAGTAGTGCCATATTTGCAACGAATCGAAAAGATGCTCTCAGGTATGTTGGTCAGGAAGCCAGTAAGACTTGATGATGTATCTGACTTGGTAAGAGAACAGTTGTTTGATGTTGATTTAGAGGGTAACGATTTAAACGTGTGGCTGTATAACACAGCCCGATTAGCTATAAGTTTCGGTCATGTCGGGGTGCTTGTTGACGCACCAAAAGAGGGAGACAAAGCAAGGCCATATTGGGTGACATATACACCAAAAGATATACTAGGTTTTAGAACTGAAATCATAGATGGTGTAAGGCAACTCACACAAGTTCGCTTGTTAGAACAGATTGTTGAACCAGATGGTAAATATGGTGACAAAATTGTTAAACAGATCAGAGTGCTTGAACGTGGTAGATACGAAATTCATAGAAAAGATGCCAAAAAAAGTGAATATAAGTTATTTGAACAGGGTGAAATGAGTATTAAAGATAAAATTCCTTTTGCTATTGCCTATTCAAACAGAGTTGGATATTTCGAGAGTCGTAGTCCTTTGTATGACATTGCTGAATTAAACCTCAAGCATTACCAGATACAGTCTGACTTGGATAATATTTTGCACATCAGTTCTGTTCCTATGCTTGCAGTTTTTGGTTATCCAAATGCAGATGAAATAACAACAGGCCCTAATGAGGCATTATCACTGCCACCTGAGTCACGCATGGAATATATTTCTCCATCAGGGGATAGCTATGACAGTCAGTTTACAAGATTGAAAGATATTGCAGAACAGATCAATACATTGTCACTTGCTGCTGTTCTTGGACAGAAACTTGTAGGTGAGACAGCAGAGGCCAAGAGGATAGATAGGTCGCAGAATGACAGCACAATGATGGTCATTGCACAACAGATGCAAGACTTGATTGATAACTGCCTCAAGTTTCATAGCGAATATCTGAATGAACCTAATGCTGGTAGTAGTTTTGTAAATAGAGACTTTGTTTCTGCAAGATTACAGCCACAAGAAATAACAGCTTTGCTCACGTTGTTTACTGCTGGAACTATCACTCAGGAAACATTACTCAAGCAATTATCAACAGGAGAAGTTTTGCCAGATGATTTTGATATTGAAGAAGAAATAGAAAGTACACAGCAGGGAGGTCTTACAGAAGTAGAGCCACCAGAAGAACCTGATCCAGAGCCAGAGGAGGAATTAGAGGAAGAATGATAAATGGATATTCCAGAGGTATTTTTTAGGGAAACTATTGATTTAAATAGGTATAGTAATTCTGTTGCAAAGAAATATGCTGTAACTTACAACGAAATAATTTTAAATGCAGCAAAACAACTGAGACAAATAAATTTAAGACAACAAGCGGCTGGTGAAGGTGTTATTATCGCACCTCAAACAAGGAAAAGACTTAGAGCAATAATAAAACAGTCAAAAGATAGTCTTGCATCATGGTCAACTAAATCGGCAAGAGATTTTAAAAAAGAACTTCAAGGGGTGACAATATTGCAGAAAGATTTTATTGAAAGCGAATTGAAAAAGGTTACAGCATCTGGTGATGTGCCTATCAACAGCGTTGCAATTAGTCCCAAATATGCAGAATCAGTAATTATGACTGACCCATCAAAAGTAAATATTTTTACAAGTAAAGCTTTTACAGAAGATAATTTTGTTAAGTTTGGCTCTGGTAAATTTAGTCTCACTGCTACTCAAGGGGCTGCAATTAGGCTGCCAAATGGCACAACAGTAAGCAAAGCGTTTAGAGGGTTAGCAGAATCTTCAGCAGAAAGATTAGATTTAGCTGTAAGATCAGGAGTGTTTGCTGGTGAGTCACTAGATCAGATTACTAGACGGCTAGTTGGTAGACTTGATTTTGCAGATTTAGGCCCATTATCTGTAAAGCAGTTGGCTTTAGCTGGAGGAGAACTTACAAAACTAGCTAATAATCAAATTTCAACTATTGTTAGAACATCTGTTAATCAGGTTACAAATCAAGCATCACAGGCTGTTTATGCAGCAAACAAAAAGGTCGCACCAAAATATGAATATGTAGCAACGCTAGACTCAAGAACAAGTCCGATATGTCGAAGATTAGATGGTCAAATATTTGAATATAACAAAGGCCCAACACCACCTCAACATTTTAATTGCCGATCAACTACTGTCCCTGTTGTTGACTTTGATGGTTTGCAAAAAAAATATCCTAGTCTTGAAAAGCCGCCAGCGACTAAACTTGATACCAGACCAAGTATTACAGGGAGAGTTCCGCAGGGAACTACATATGGAAACTGGTTACTTAATCAAGATAAAGAACTTCAATTAAAAACATTAGGAAATGAAGGAAAAGTAAGAATATTTAAAAGATTAGCAAAAAGTGAAGGATCAGGACAGGCAGCTTTAAGAAAGATGATTCGCAATGATGGAACTGCAATATCACTTGCAAGGTTAAAACAACTTTATGGTAAGCCCACTGTTGCCAAGCGTAAGCCAACTGTTGCCCCACCCAAAACGAAAGCAGTGGTCGGAACTGCTGTAGCATCTGACTTTATTAAATCAAAACCACTTAAAAAGCTTACTGAAAAAGAATTACTAGCTGATCTTAAAGAATTTAGAGAGTATGACAGAAAGATACAAATATCAAGGGGCATTAAAAATCCATCTACAGGGCCAATAGATGCAAAGATTACAAGATTAGAGCAAGGATTAAGCAT